GCTCGTTCTTCAACAAGTTTAACTCCTTTTCGTATGTCAAATCAGTTAGGTTTAGCTGATATGGGATACCGTGGTGAGCTAATTGCTCGTGTTGATGTTGTAGGAACTGATCCTACAGCTTGGTTTGTTGAATTTGGACAGAGACTCTTTCAAATCGTTCAACATAATTGGATGCCCTGGGAAGAGATTATACTCTTTGATTCATTGGAAAAGTTACCAACAGCTTCTGATGATCGTGGTTCTGGTGGATTCGGTTCTACTGGAAAGTAATTAAAAATGGAATTGATTTTAATGATTGTAATTATTGATTAAAAAATGGATCTCTCTCGTTGTATTTCTATGGATGAAAACTCAAAAAATATGATTAAAGATGGCATTAATGCTGTAACTGTTAGTGAAATGTGGGACTGGTTAAAGACGTATGAACCTGAAAAATCTGAAGGGTTCATGTTTTCGAGTCATCCAAATTTAAATAAAATTGGTAACAATATGTATGGCGGACATTCTGGCGCTTCTTATGCTTGGACTATGCGCCAATTAGAATACATTGCGAAGAATGGTTTTGAAGCGTTTGTAACATTATGGAATAAATCTAAAAAACGAGAACAGTTTCTTAAAGAGACTCATAACCATATGACTGTTTCAGAACAGGTATCAAGTCTTAAAAAATTTAAAGATGTACCTATGAGTTATTCAGAAATGAGAGAACGATATGGTTAATAATAAAAACTTTTTTACACTAAATCTCTAATGAGTATAAGTGAAATAACATCGTGTATTATTGCCCCCCAATAAGCAGAATACCAGCTCGTTTTGAAACCAAAAATCATAGCTAAAATGACCACAATTGAACGCAGAAATGTGTTGAGCAACGGGTTCGAAGTCGGCAAGAACCAAAAGTCCATTTGTCTTTGCCGAATTTTTTTTCTTGTAATATAGCATAAACATAAAATGGGTGGTGGTTTAATGCAACTTGTTTCGTATGGTGCTCAGGATATTTATATCAGCGGTAATCCTCAGATCACGTTCTGGAAGATCCTCTACAAGCGTCACACCAACTTCGCTGTGGAGTCGATTGAGGTGACCTTCAACGGTCAAGCCGACTTCAACAAGCGTGTAACTGCCGTTATCAACAGAAACGCTGACTTGATGTACAAGACTTATGTTCAAGTTGTTCTCCCAGAAATCAACTTGGGATCTTCTCCTACAATTTCAGGAGTCACTGGTTTCCGATGGCTCAACTATATTGGACACCGATTGCTCAAGCAGGTCGAGCTTGAAATTGGCGGTCAGCGAATTGACAGACAGTATGGTGACTGGATGCAGATCTGGACTCAGCTCACTGTTGAGGCCGGATCAGTTCGCGCTCTTGACTCCATCATTGGTAACACTCACGATCTAGTTCTCATGAAGCGATCATCTGGAATTGAGCTCGACGCAACTTGCTCAGCTTCTGAGACTACCATCTCTTGTATTCCTCGTCAAGGAACACCCGCCAAGACCTTGTACATTCCTCTCCAGTTCTGGTTCTGCCGCAACCCTGGTCTAGCTATTCCTCTCATTGCCCTCCAGTACCACGAGGTTCGTATCAACGTTGACTTCGAGACCTGGCAAAACTGCCAATATGCTGAGTCCGCTGTTGGTACCCCTGTAGCTGCAGCAGCCCAGTCTCTTGCTGCTGCTTCTCTCTATGTTGACTACGTCTACCTTGACACTGAGGAGCGCAGACGATTTGCCCAACAGTCACACGAGTACTTGATCGAGCAAGTTCAGTACACTGGAGCTGAGTCCATCACCAGCTCTTCCAACAAGCTCCAGCTCAACTTTAACCACCCTGTTAAGGAGCTCCAATGGGTTGTTCAACGTGATTCATTCGTTGACTGCTCTATCAGCGCTTGGACTGCCTCAGTTGGTGGCCCTCAACCATTCAACTACTCCGATGACTTCAGCACTGATGGTATCATTATGTCACTCCTCACTCAAAGTACCACTGGCGCAGCTGTCGCAGCAGCTTCCACAATCACAACTGGTGTTTCTAATCTTCTTGGACAGAATCCTACACAAGCTGCCTCATTGTACGGTGCCGATGCGATCGATATCGGTGGAGCACAGGAATTCGATACTGGTGTCAACTACCTCCTCGCAAAGGTTGTTCTCGATTCCGGAATTCGATGCGAAGGTAAGAACCCAGTTGAAGTTGCCAAGCTCCAGCTCAACGGTCAGGACCGATTCACTGAGCGTGAGGGATCTTATTTCGACAAGGTTCAGCCATTCCAACACCACTGCCGAACACCTTCCACTGGTATCAACGTGTACAGCTTTGCCCTCCGCCCCGAGGAGCACCAGCCTTCAGGCACTTGCAACTTCTCCCGTATCGACAAGGCAACTCTCCAACTCACTGTGTCGCTCAACACGGTTACGGGTTCCCGAACGGCCCAGGTCCGTGTCTATGCTCTCAACTACAACGTTCTCCGTGTGATGAGCGGTATGGGAGGTCTCGCATACTCCAACTAAACGTAGTTGTATGCTAATAATAGTATAACATAACCTAAAATTTTAAACTACAAATGAAGTTTCAAACGAAATATCATTTGCATTTTAAATATAAATGAACCTTGTATATTATACAGTTGGCTATGACGTTAAATATATTGATATGTTAGAATTATCAATAATTAGTCTACGAAAATATAATCCAACTATTCATGTCCTTATTATTGCAGATAAGATGATGGAAGATGAATGTAAAAAACGGTTTTCTAGCATTCAAGTTGTTACGTGTGATGATTCAATATCTGCAATGAATTCTTCAATGAAGAAACTTCAAATATTTAAATATGATATTTCAAAGTATAGTAAAATACTTTTTATAGATTCTGATATACTGATAGGTATTGATCTAAATACTATCTTTAATCGTATAAAAACAGGTAGCCTTTATGCCTGTGCTGAACATAAGACTGACTTAATTTTTTATCATCAACAGAAATATCATTCGCTTTTAGACTATACAGAAGAACAACTTACATTTTTAAAGGATAATAATATTCATGTATTCAATGCAGGTTTATTTGGGATTTTAAATACACCTGTTATGAAAGATCATTTTGATAATGTTCTAGATTTAATCAAAAAACATACAGGTAGTTCCAACTATTACTATGAACAAAGCTTCATGAATGTATATTTTAATTTACGTAAACTTACAGATTTAACTGTCATAAATGATTCTAATTATATATTGAATTTTGATTCAGCTTCGGTTAAAAATTATCACGCCTCTTTAAAATATAAAAATAAAATTATTCATTTTTCATTACATCGAACTAGTGATTTAAAGTTAACTGAAATGAGACGATGGTATTATACTTTACTTCTATAATCTTATTTTGAAATCTTAATAGCAAATGATATACAACCATCATTAGCTTTCGCATATATTGTCTGATTATACTTTATACAAAATTCATCTACAGCTTGCTTTACTCCAAATTCATATTTAGTTTTTGATTTTAAAAAATTCTGTCCATAATCATGCCCCATTATCCATCCTGATTGTTTAATTTTATTAAAAGACACATCCAGATCTTTTTTACATCCTTCATACGAATGATCTGCGTCGATATAAATCATATCAAAATAATCATTAGGAAAAGTTATTAAACTCGGAGTGCTATATCCTTTTATAAATTTTACTGCTGTATTTAATTTAAAATACTCAATCAGTTTCAAATACTCCTCATCTAGATTACAAGTTATAAAGTTATTACCATCCTGGTCACCAGAACCAACATAACCGGAAAAAATATCTATAGCAATAAATATATTTGGATTGAGTATTGAAACCATTTGTTTCATAAAATCACCACGAAATACACCAATTTCTGATATAACAGATGACTGTGGAACTAATTCTTTTATCATGTCAACTCGTGTGTCAAATAATAGCATTTATTTAACAAATATATAATAGAATGGATGAATTGTGTTGCAATTATGTTGGATCATTTGGTTTATTGAAATCGTGTCATAGGAAAAGTCCAACACCTGTATCAGACTTTGCCGGACTAAATCCGGATTGGTATATAAACGCAAAAGAAAATGAACTATTTCATGTATGTCCACAAGCGTTGCCAAAATTTGTAGATGAAGTTTTACCTAATTTAACAAAACCATTTATTTTGTTAACAAATAATTCTGACATGACTATACCAACCGATTTTCGTTGTTCACTTACTTTGCTAGTACATCCTTTGTTGAAACATTGGTATGCTCAAAATTGTATCTCAGATCATCCAAAATTAACACGTATTCCAATAGGTCTTGATTATCACTCTCTTACACCTTCATCTAACAAATTTGCTTGGTCACAACCTCAACGTCATTCTTGGGGAATAAAGAAGATGCCAAAACTTCAAGAGGAAGAGCTTTTTGCTATTAAAAGTTCAGCTCGTGAACGTACTTGTAGAGCATACGCAAACTTTCAATTTTTGATGACAACGAGATATGGAAAAGTAGATCGAGTTGAAGCTATGAATACAGTTCCTAAAGAATTGGTATATTATGAACCATTCAAAACAACACGTGATGTTTGCTGGAATAATATGATTAAATACACATTTGTTCTTTCACCTCAAGGAAATGGTATTGATTGTCATCGTACTTGGGAGGCACTTTGCCTTGGATGTTACCCAATTGTAAAAACTTCTGGATTAGATCCATTATTTGATGATCTACCTGTTTGGATAGTCAAGGAATGGACAGATGTTACAGCAGAAAATATGAAACAGAAGGAAACTGAATTTAATTCAAAAGAATTCAAACTGGAAAAACTTACATTAAAGTATTGGCAGAATTTGATACAGTGCGTTAAATAATTCATTTTTAATAGTTATTAAGAATGTAAATATGTATCAACATTATATTGATTACGTAGAATCTATTGTTAAAAGTAATTATCTTGATAATTTTAAATCAAATAATATATATCGTGATATTTTAGAACATGTATCTCATTCTATAGGTGAAGAATACTATAGATTATTAATAACAAAGCATAACCTAGATAAGAATCTGATAGGGAAATTCTGTTTAGAAAATGATAAATTGGGTTCACCTGTTAAATATGTTATAGGCGATCTTTCATTTCCGGTATCGCCTACATCATTAAGATATCTAGATCATGCTGTTCATACACTAAACCATATAAAGACGCTTAAGTTACAAACAGTAAATATTGTTGAAATTGGTTGCGGGTATGGTGGACTTTTATTAGCATTAAACTATATGAGTAAATTATATGGTATTACAATTAACTCGTATTCATGTATTGATATAGATGTAGTAACTAAATTACAATCTTTATATATTTCAAATTATGATATATCGTTTCCAGTTACGTTTCATTCTGCTTCAACATTTGGCCAATCTGTTAAAAATGATAACTTATTTTTAATTAGCATGTATTGTTTTAGCGAGATAGAAACTGTAAATCAACAACGATACATTGAAACCATAATGAAACGTATCTCTAACGGTATAATAATGTGGAATCACTGTGATATATTTGATTTCGGAAAAAAAATAATTTCTATTGAAGATGAAAAACCATTAACAGGACATAATAATAAATTAGTTTTATTCTAGTTTTTTAGAAAAGTTTCTAATGTTTTACGAATATCAATATTACAATTTCTATCGTTTAATGAGATGAATTTATTAATATGATTCATATCAACTAAACTTGGATGAACATACCAATCTTCAAACGCATTTCCTTCATTTTCAACATTTTTAAATACACATACGTAACCGCGCTTATTAAATATTTCTCTAGAGATTCTATGCGTTTCAAAATAATCTCCACGATATATATCATGTTCAAATGTAACAACTGCAAATTTATAAGTATCAAATACAGTTTCATCTAGTAAAATTAATGTGTCTATTGTTGATTTATTATCAACTTCTAAATCAATTTGTAGATAATCCAAAGACTGAGTAAAATTTCTATTTTTAAGCTCTGTTAGATAATCAATTTTAGTAGCATCTTTAATAATATAAAATGAATTAGGACGTAGTTTTTTATATGATTCTAAAAAATTCTCATTATATTCAACCATAATACCTTTCCATCCAAACTCAGATTCAAGAAGATATGTATTATTTATTGAAACCGGATCGTTTGATCCAATTTCTAGAAAGGTACCGTTGCGTTTACTTTTTAAACAGGCTAGTATAAATAAATCTTGACTAGACTGACTATTGAAACTCATTATAATATATAAAGTGTAAAAACACTTTAAATGATTCTAGTTGTTCCCTCAAAAAAGTATCCTTCTTCTTGAACTATATTTGAATCATTAGACCATTTGCTTGGTATTATAATTGTTCGATTTCGATTTAAAAATCCACCCCACCAGGAAAATGTTGAATTTGCGCAAATACCTCCTTTAGTACATTTTGACATCATAGTCAATGCCATAACCTCTTCTTCTATTACAAATGAATAGGTTATTGTTGATAAAAATGTAAATGATTTTGCGTATTCGATATCATTAGTGAAAATATAAAAATGTGTATCGTGAGGAAAGTACTTAATTGCTTTTTCATAATACGCAGTTAAATCAACATGATGTAACCAGTGATTAACATAGTCGCCTCCGCGGATATGAATAAATGCTCCATTAATTATTGGGCATTCTGGTAATGTAAGCTTTTCTATAAAATTAGGTTGTATGTATCTCCAATCTTGAAAATAACCATCTAAACAAACATTCTCGGTTTCAGGTAAAAGTTTATTCCAATCTTGTTTTTTGGATGATAATTCTTGTATAGTCAAATATGGGTTAGGTAATATAGGATAATGTAACAATTTTGAAAAAATAGATGAATAATAATTACTTCGAGAATGAACTGTTTTTGGAGTATCTTTTTCTACAATACATACTTTTCTATTTGTTTCATCTGCTATTGTTTCAATTGCCGCAAGTTGAAATAATTGATTACCCAATCCACCCTTTAATGAAACACCAATCATTTATAATACGTTATAATTAATAAGATTTTTTATGAACGAATAAAAATGATACCTGTATTTATTATTGCTTTTAATAACCCTACATATGTATCCTCTATGGTTGAACAACTATTGAAATATACATCTGACATTTATATCATTGATAACTGTAGTACATTCCCACCAATGATAAATTTTTTAAATGAAACTAAAGTTAATGTTATTCGAATGCCTGAAAACTATGGTCACAAAGTATATGAACGTCGAGAAATTCAAGATTTAATAAAAGGAGATTACTACTGTATAACTGATCCAGATTTAAGATTAAATACAAAACTTCCTTCCAATTTTATTGAACTATTTCGAGATATTAGTAATGAATATCAAAAACATAAAGTTGGTTTTGCACTTGATCATTTAAATAACATAAGAACAGATGTAACATTTCAAGGAAAAACAATTACTGACTGGGAATGGTGGGGGTGGAATTTTAGAATTGATCATCCCCTACTTGAAATGTATCCATCAACAATCGATACAACATTTTGCTTAATTAACAAGAAATATCCAGATGATAATGGAACAAATCATATAAGGATCGCAGGAGATTTCTTATGTGTACATCGTCCATGGTTAACAAATTGGAAAGAAGAACTTCCAGAAGATGAACTAAATTTTTATAAAGCACAATCAAAATGTTCTACGTGGGTCTAAACACCATAATCAACGTTACAATTTTCCAAATTACTAAAGCTAGGTCTTTGTTTACCAACACGTTTCAATGAATAATACCAATTTGATGAAGGTTGTAATGATTTCCAATATTGGTCAAGTTCGTATTTTCCGTATTCAAATGGATATTGTTTAAAAAGATTTAAAGCTTCTTCCCAATTTGAAATAAGTATATCATAAAAACGCGAATGTACGATATACCCACTTGCTGTTTGTACTTCAATTACCTTTCCAAACATATCATTATATGATTCGGTTTTTCTCAAATTATATGAAAGCATAACTACATCATAATTGATTGGAAGATTGGATATAATTTGATCATATTCTTCACGAGAAATTAAAAATTGAAAATCATCTTCAAAAATTGTAACATGATCTAATTTTGAATCACGGGCTTTTTTTAAAATACTTAGATGAGATTCGCTACAGCCTATAGCTCCTATTTCGTGTTTAATAGCGGAAAATCTTTCAATTTCCAAATTCATTTTTTTACATTCTTCTTCAAATTGTTCTTTTCTGTCGATTCGAGAATCTAAATTTATATAAAAAGACATTTCTATATAGCAAGAATGCCATCTAATAAAACACAACGCATAATTGGATCGCGAAGAAAGGTATTTAACGGAACTGCTGAAAAAACAGTTGGTGGTTTGCGCAAAGAAGATTTACTTAAAAACGCAGCGGGTCGCATTGTTTCATTAAAGCGACATACGACAATGAAGCAGCGTAGCAAAATGGATTCCGAAAAATCAAATGAATCGACAAGTACAGCAAGCTAAAATGGCTCGCAATACTAAAAATTTTACAGCAAGCGTTCTTTCGACTTGGATCATGAATGACGACATTAACAAAATCAGATCAAATATGGACAAAATTTTAAAAAGTGATTTACTCAACAATCCTGACATACGCACGCTAATCAGAATGCGTATCCCAGATGATGATGAAGAAGATCCGGACAATCTCCGTGACTTCTATGAAAATTTACTCTAAACAAAAAACACAATTAGATTGGACTGGAAAGTTTTAACACTTCCTGTCTTTTTTGGTCTAATTAATTTTTTGCGTATAGAGAATCTAATTAATATGTAAAATGAATTCAATTAGTATAAATTAAAATTAATATAAATGGCATTTCTACAAGTAATCAATCCAAATCAAGATTGTGATCTACCGTCTGATATGGCAATTGAATATAAGTTTCCACTGGATCCCTTTCAAAAACATGCGATTAAAGGAATATCAAAGGATGAAATTGTATTTGTAACAGCAAAAACAGGATCTGGTAAGACACTTATTGGAGAATATCAGATCGCACACAGTTTGCGAAAAGGTAAAAGAGTTTTCTACACAACACCTATCAAATCATTGAGCAATCAAAAGTTCCATGATTTGAAAGAAATGTTTGGAGATGTTGGTATTATGACAGGAGATATCAAATTCTGTCCTGATGCCAAAGTTCTCATTATGACAACTGAAATTCTTCGAAACATGTTATTTAAGCAACAAAACTTAGATGATTTGGATTCTGTAATCTTTGATGAAGTACATTATATCAATAATGCCGAACGTGGTAAAATTTGGGAAGAAACAATGATTCTTTTGCCAAATCATGTGAATATGATTCTACTATCTGCTACTATTGATTCACCAGAACTATTTGGAACATGGCTTGGTAATTTGAAACAAAAACAAGTTCATTTGATTGGTACAACCTATCGAATTGTTCCACTCAAACATGTAGTTGTAAATCAAGATAAGTCATATTCAATTATTATGGATGAAAAGGATAAATTTTATTCACAAAAATATATATCATGGTTACAATCAGAAAAACAAATACATAAGGATCACAAACTACATAAACAAACTGTAGCAAATAGAGATGAAGGTCAAGTAATTGGAAAAGAACAAGGAAAAGTTGTAATTCATAGTTATACCCATAAAATGAATGAACTTATTCGTTTGATGGAAGAACGTGAACAACTTCCTGCTTTGTTCTTTGTTTTCTCTCGCGATAAATGTGAAAAGTTTGCGAAAGCAGTTGAAGGAAGTTTACTTACATCTTCTGAATCGGCAGAAGTTCATCATATTATTCGAAGATATCTACATACTTACAAAGATTTAGAAAGAGTTCCACAATACCATAATATTATCGAACTGTTGGTAAGAGGTATAGCATATCACCATAGTGGTGTTCTTCCACTTCTTAAAGAAATGATTGAAATTATATTTAGTAAAGGACTTGTAAGAATACTCTTTGCTACTGAAACATTTGCGGTTGGTATCAATATGCCTACTAAAACTGTAGTATTTACTTCGCTTGAAAAATATGAATCAACTAAACGATGTTTATATACTGACGAATATATTCAAATGGCTGGAAGAGCTGGAAGAAGAGGTAAAGATAAGGAAGGATTAGTAATCTATTTTCCCGAACATGAACCAATCGGTACTGATGATTTAGAAAAGATGATGACAGGTAGAAAAGCATCGATTCAAAGCAAGATGGACTTCCATTATGATTTTATTTTGAAATCAATGGCTTCTAACTTAAGCGGAATTGTTGAAAAATCATATTGGTTCCAACAACTCAATCTTAAAAAAATTCAACTCGAAAAGGATTTATTAAAATTGAAAACAAAAATTGATGCGTTTGGATTTACTGAAAAGATATTAGAAGAAATGGAGATTAAAAAGCAATTACAAGATCGTATCAAACAATCAGTTAATGCTGAACGTAAAAAAGCTCAACAGGATTATGATCGTTGGCAAAACAGTCATGTAGGTCCTATTTGGAATCGTGTCGATAAACAACAGTCAGAATATAATGCGTTAGTAACTGATTACAAAACAGTAGAATCGCAACTTACTGAATTTGAATTCTACGACAATGTTCGAAAGAATAATGTAAATTTCTTAGAACACATTGGATTTATTGAAAATGGTGCTTTAACAAAGGCTGGAACTTTAGCTGTTGAAATCAATGAAGCAAATCCGATTCTATTAGTGAATGAATATTTGAATG